GTCAGCCTGCTGCTGGTTAGCAACGTACTCACCGACTTTGGCGCCAATGGCGGCCATGGGGTCAGAACCGGCAGCCAGAGCGGCCAGATCGCGGGCCTCAAAGGCACGACCACGGTGCAGGATCACGCCAACTTGCTTGTCAGCGGTGATTTTGCCAGGGGTCAGGCTGGTGGAATCAGAAAGAACTTCCAGATCGCCAGAGAGGTTGGCTTTCCAGAAAGGAACATTCACGAAATCGCCGCCTTCGGTTGCATTGAGTTCAGCCATGGGCTGCACAACGCCACTAGCGAGAAACTGGTTCCGCAGGGTCGATTGCTCAATGACGTAGGGCGTAAAAATTTCGGGAATGATCACATCGGAGCGAAGAGTCGCCACGGTGAAATCTCCAAAATGGTTTTACGGTGCGGGCGTAACCCAATGACGAACCGGCGTAGCCAATTACGTCTAGCGATTACATATTAAGCATTGTTGGCGGCAGCCTTCAAGCGTTCGTACAGATCACGATCAGTGCGGTACAGCCGCGATTGCTCGGTCAAGTTGAAATACTCCTTGGTAAACGGATTTTTAGTGCCAGCCGGAATGTCGGACGATGTGGTTTTGATGCCGATAGGCGCACCAGAACCTTTAATCGTCGGAGCCTTGAACAGATAGCCACGATCGGCTTTCAGGCGCTCAACCCACTGATCCATCGGGATTTCGTTGTAGCCGTCAACAGCTACGGGGTTTCCGTTTTCGTCCAGTTTCAGTTGATCGCGCACCAGACGCAGTGCATCATGCGGGTTATGGGCACCCTGCTCGGCAAGGATTGCAACCACGCGATTATCAAGTTGGTTGACCGTCAGTTTTGACTCCAACTCGGCAATACGCTTCTTGTAATCCTCTTCGCGTACTTGGAACTGCTGAGCGTACTGTTTCAGGGCTTCGTCGTATTTGCCCTTTGATTCCAGTTCCTCTTGTTCCTTTTTGCGTTTGAACTCAAGGAGTTCTTTTACATCAACGCCATCAGGAACAGAGACGGCCTTTTCCTTTTGTTCCTTGAGTTTGCCAATCAGCTCAAAGTTTTTGCGCTCTAAACCTTCGATGCTCCGCTTGAGAGCTTCAAGTTCATCGTTGCTGGCAGTCGGCGTAGCTTCCTGCAGTTGTTCTTCAGACATTGTGACCCGTAGGGTTTACCGCCAAAGTGTATAGGTAATTGGGCCCAAGGGCACATGTCACGCCGGGAATGGGATACGCCTGTACGTGAGCCGTGGAATCCCGTTATTCACCACATGCTGAAGGCCATCGACCTGCACACGCGGCAGTATCTGCGGACGGGGGAACGGTGGCACATCGAAAATGCCAACGCGCTGCGTAAGTATGTTTCAGAGCTGAAAGACCGGATACACCGCGATGAAGGTCGTTAGTTCACCATTTTTCCTTGCTTGACCACCACGCCGCTGACATTTTGCCTTTGGCGATATTGGCCGCATGGCGTGCCTTGAACGATGCCCTTCTGGCCTTGTCTGCTGCTGATTCTCCTTTTTGCGGTGGTGAGCCTGACACGCCCTGCTGACCGAAACGGATGAGTTTTACCTTGTCCCCTTCCTTGGCCAGGACGGCGTGGGACTTGGTGGGGTGGTTTGGTGTGCGCTTGGGTTTGTTGTAGCCCTCAAATTTTTCGCCCCGGTACTCAATCGTCATCGTCGTCTTCCTCCGTGCAAATGATGACCTCAATACCGCTGGCCAACCTACTCATCAAAGCGCCCAAAACTTCGGGGTTGTTCGGCGTTGGGAAGATGAACCGGCCTTCAATCATGCCGTCAGCGCACTTGAGGTAAGTGCAGCCACCTTCCCAGATCCTGCCGTTCATTTTTTAGGCTTCCGTTTTTTAGCAGTCTTGGCAGCAGCCTTGAACGCGCCGGGCTCGGGATAATCAGCTTCACCACGGCGGGCCTTGCGCTCCTTGGAGCCCTCCTCAATCCGCTTCCGTTTAGCAGCGATGTTGGCGTACAGCCCAGGCTTTTTGGCTGCCATCACTTCTTACCCTTGGGCTTACGGGCTTTGCCGGCTTCGCTCAGGGCAATGGCAATAGCTTGCTTACGGCTTTTGACGACCGGACCCTTGCCCTTTCCGGGCTTGCCGCTGTGCAGCGTTCCCTCTTTGTACTCCTTCATCACCTTGCCGACTTTCTTTTCGGCTTTGGTTGGTTTCTTTGCCATCGGTAGTAGACGGGTAGTTCAAGCGTAGCCCTTGCCGATCAAACCATCCAGCGGTGCCGTTTGGTTGCTGAACGTACCGTGCCTCAACCGTTTGACCATCAATCTGGATCGGCTCAAACTCAGAAGCCTTGCGCCCGTCGGCATAGGTGTATTTAAGGGTTAACTGCTCCATAACGGCGCTGTAATTGCTGTAACGATAACTCTGAACCATCATCGCGCACAAGTTTGACGATGGCATTTTGTGGACCGTACTTTTCGGATAGCAGCTCAAAATATCGAACTTTCTCTTTGCCTAATACGTCAGCCTGCACAGCCTTTGGCTGCTTTGCTAACCATTGCCCATAGGTTTGATCGGCTGGCACTTGACCGTCCATGCTGGCTCGCCTGCCAGGAGGCGGTGGCGTGAAGCCTAACTCCTCGTAATCAATGACAGGCACCGTCGTTGACCTGCAGTTGAAGTGTTGCGGAGGCATTGGTCCTTTGCCATAAACAAACTCCTTACCGTCTAACGCACGGCAGATTGGACTGGTGCGGGAGTCCAACGTGGCAACGTATTTGTACTTCTTGGTAATGTCCTGATTTGCTTCGTAAACCTGTTGACTGGCAGCGTTAGCAACTTGGTTGATACTTGTGCGAACCAGTGTCATTACCTGATGGTTGGCAGCTTTGGTTGCTTGTCCACCGGCTTCAGCAATTTGCCGAACGCTACCCTTTTGCCCAATCTCAAGCCTGCCAATCAATCGTTTAGCAATCTCAGGGGTGGGTTCACCAGTTAGCAGACCATTGCGAACTACCTGCGAAAACAGTTCAGCCTGTGATTCAACGATGCCGTTAAACGCTTTGGTAACTACTTCGCCATTGGGCAAGGTGATTGTGGCGCCCTTGGCTGCTGTCAGGCTATAAGTTTGCGGAGCACCCTGAACAGCAGCAACAAGGTCATCGCTGAGCGTGACTACGTTGATCTGCGTTGGGTCGGTTGTGACGACGGACTGTGCAAACTGCGGACTGATTTCAACGGTATTGACGATGTTTCTGGCACCTGCCGGTAAGGCGCGACGCAGTTGATCAGTGACAAAATCAGACTGTAACAACGATAAACCTTGCAGTTCTGCGGCAACAGACTGCACACTGGCATTAGACCAAGTACCTAACGATGCTTTAAGTTGCGCCAAGATTGCACGGAGTCGTGCTGCTTTGACTGGTGCAGCTAATTCGTCAATCGTTCTGAGTTGATTGACCGCATCAATGATGATGTCGTTATAGGAACTAACGATCTGCCGTGACACACTATTGCTGAAGCGATTAAGGTCAATCGCGTTACGGTACAAGCTGGATAGCGTTGCCATTACACAAACCCAAGCTTCGTTGGATCACACGCAGTTAGAACAGAAACATCAGCACCAGCTTTTAACGCTTCGTGTACTAACTTTTGTACCGTATAAATAGTGTCTGGACAAGCCGTTAAAACTTGCAGTTCCTCTACTGAATATTGCTTACCATTCTTAAACCATGCAAGTCTGATAATTGCAAATACATCCTGTGGCATCTCCTTGCGGCTGCAAGCAAGTTGCTGCTTTCGTGGCTTACGGATGCTCATTTGTAATAGCTGAAATATTGATCCCATCATGCCGGGATTTCGTCTGTATCCTCAGGCTCCGCTGAAACTTCAGGCATCGTTTCATTGCCTACCGGCTCAGGCTCGTTCATGTCAATGAGTCCGCCATTTTGTGTAGCCTCTAATTCTTCTTCTACATCAAACTCATCGCCTAAGACTTCGCCTTCGTAAAGCTGATCTAGTAGGGTCTTTTGTGTGATGGTGCCAGCGGTATAAAGTGCCAGCAGCGATTGGATCTCCTGCGGTTCCAGTCTGCCGCCAAGGAAGTCACGGTTAACGTAAGAACTACCAGCCTGCGAAATGTTTAGATATTGTGCGTGCCATGTCAGGCAGTTATCAATCAGGTCTTGCATATTTTGTGCAATGACCATCATTGTGCTGTCGCCTTGGCTGCGGTCGATACGCTTTGCCTCTGCAGTTTCGGCGCTTAACTTTTGACCTAGTACAGCAGACAGACCCAATTCATTGATCTGCACTGCAATTTGTTCCAGCCTGCGGAACTGCGCCTCAAAACTTTTACCCTCAGGCTCGATATACCGTGCATCGCCTTCTGCAGGGAAGGCAATAGCCTCACCAGGACCGGCTGATACCTCCTCGGCTGATGATGGGAAGCCAAAGAAGGCAAGCATCGGCACAGCGGAGATGTGCAGTTGATTATCAAGATCAGATTGGACTTGATACGCTTTTAGGTTTAGTTCTGCAATATCTTCTAGCGGTGGGCGTGACTCCATAAAGTTCACGCGGTTAGCGTAAGCAACAGCAAAAGGAATCTGATCAAGAGTGGTGGCGCCACTGTCATGAATTTGGAAGGCACCTTTTTCATCACGGCGGTGCAGTTCAAATGCGCCAGGCGTTAGTACACGCACCTGCTCCATTTGCTTTTCACCGTATAAACCATCGGGCACGATGACCTTTTCCAGTAGGCGCAGTTGCGTTAGCTTTTGTGCGCCATCTTTTAGTTCAGTACGCCAGCCAAGGATTTCACGCGGCGTATAACTAACCCAATAAGGTCTTCCATTTTCACCAGCAGCAGGAGCATCCACAAGCACACCAACATGCCCGTAACGCACCATTTTGCGTGCAGCTTCATACGTCCAGACGTTCAAGTCATTGCCTTGAAGGTCTACATCGAATAGCTGTTCACGGACAATATCTGATACATCATTTAGCCTGACGGGTTTGCGGGTCAACATGCCCGCGAACATCCGTTCAAGGCGTTGGTAATACGGTGGACAGGTGCTACGCGCTAACCGATTGTCGTAGCTTTCGTCCTGCTCTCGTGGTTCCTGCGGAAGGTAACGCCGATGCCGCCGACGCAATTCGTAGGTGCCACCGATCAGATCTTCTAAAAGGATCCAATGGGGTTCCTGATTACGCCAAGCGGCATTCGGGTCATTGACCTGCGAGACGTTAGAGGTTATTTGGCGGTCGTAATGAGTGAAGCCGGTGTAAACCACTGTTGATCCCGCAGGCTATGAATCAGTTTAGACAGCAGCGAGGGTAACAGATTTGCGACCAATTTTGATCTCAAATTCATCACCAGGCTGGAAGCCCATTTCCTTGACGTAATTTTCGCCAATGGAAAGTTTGCCGTTGAACTGAACTTTGGTTTTGTAGGTCAAATGACGACCACGCTTAAGCGTAGGCTTCATTTGCAGACCCTTGGCATCGAGGAGTGCTTCGTAAAACTGGGTGAAACAAAGTTTGTCACCTTTGACGTAGCCACACTCACGAACGAGATCGGATTTGTTAAGGTCACCAAGCTCTTTGACTTTGGCGAGTAGTTCTTGACCGACGAGCATTAGTAGGCTCAATGTTGAACGCTGCTTAGTATATCCTAATTCCGGTGCCTTTGCCAGCCTTAGCGTGCAGCGGGTTAAACTCACGCCAGACAAGGTATCCTAAGGCGTCGTTCATGTGGTCAAACCCTGCGTCCTTATCGGGGTCGCCCTTTTCGGTGTAGCACTGTAGCTCTAGGCACTCGATCAGACGTTTGCAGGTATGGGCGATTTGCAGTCTGACTTCACCTTTGCCGTTTTCTAGCAAAGCCTGTACTGCGGCTACACGATCACGCACGGGTGGGTTGGCGCGTGGTGATTGGTTTGCCATGCCGTACGACTCAAGGATGGCAATGTCGGTTTGTGTTGCGTTGGTACTGCGATTGCCACCGCTGGCATCTGGGTAAGCGTAAATGCGCCGGTCTGGGTAACGCCTAATGATCTCTTGAGCTAAGGCATCAGTGTCGTGTGCGCCGCTGATCTCGTCAATGATTAGCAGGCTGCTGCCAAGTCTGACGGCAATGATGGCAGACATGTTGCCGACGTTAAAGTCAATGCCAACCCTGAGTGATTCTGATGCTGTATCTGGCGTGTTTGCAATGCAGTGTTTGTTGCGATCAAAGCGGTCATAAACCTGCCCGGTGGTGAGGTTAACAAACTCCCCGTCAAGGTATGCACGCAACAAACTTGGGTCGTAGTTGGCTTGTAATCGTTCGATAAAGTCTGGCGGCAGGTGCGGATTATCAGCGGTCCGCATTTTGATTAGGTGCCGGTCTGGTCTTGCTTTAGCCTCATCACTGCCGAAGGTAGTCCACATCCAGCGAAAGCCTTCTGGTGTGGATGCTGCCGCAAATTGCCGGACGTTACCGGAACGCAAGCGACCGAGGATTTTAGGAAACGCCTTGTTAGCAATGCTGGGCGTTACGGTATCAATCTCGTCGGCTAACACCCATGCAAGATTCAAGCCGATGATGCGTGACCAGTTTTCAAATGATCGACAGAGGATTTTTGTATCACCGCCTGGCAGGTGCAACATGTACTCAGGCAACGGTGATGCGCGAAAGGTATAGGGTATCTCGTAATTTTCTAGGAATTGCTCAAAGTCATTTTGCCAAATATCACGAATCAACGGTCCTGTAGGTTCCATGACTGCACCGATGAAACCTTGGTTAGCAGCCGCGAGCATGACTGCTTTAGCGCATAGCGCACGGGTTTTACCGGCACCGTAGCCTGCGGAGATACCAAGGATTTGAGTGCTGGTATCGTCTACAAACGCAAGTTGCCCTGGGTGCAGGTCTGAGCGGATGTGAGCAAGAAGCTGTGGTATGTCAACGTTACCGTTGCCGTAATTGAGCTGATGCAGCACGCTGCCGGTAGGAGCTGCAGCAAGGATGCTCACGAGCAAAGCTGCGCTAGCTTGGCAGCGGTGTTAATGGCACCAAGAGCAATGTGATATTGCCCAGCACGACGGGCTTCAATTTGAAGTGTGGAGCATTGAGAGAGGAGGTCAGCGATCATCTGCGGGCGTTCAATATCCCAATCAGCTTTGAGTTGCTGCCTTGCTAGTTCAAGGTATTTATCGCAGGAGCGAGGACCAACCCCCCAGTTTTCTGAGGCGAATCGAATGCAGTCTGACCTACGTCCACCGTTTGCAATGATGCGAGCGAAGCGTTGTGCGCGTAGTTCGGTTTCTGCTTTAGTGCCGCGATGGTCTGCCATTTATGTACTGAATGGCTTAGTGCATTGTAGGTATAGCATATTAGCGTCGATATTTTTCATGAATAATTTTGGGACAGACTTTATTCCAATCATGAGTGTGATGTAAGCGTGGATTGGAATGACCCATGAGTTCAATCCATGTTGAGGATGGAGAGATCATGACTGTGTAGAAAGATTTTACATAAGTGCCACTTTCTTTGTAGGCTTCAGTGATACCGCCTTTATTCTTTTGAGTTTGAGCTTGTTCTAACTGAATGGGGCAGTAGGTAAAGAATAGTTTGCCGGTAGCACCGTGTGAAATGTAGGTATTGACGTCGTCGTTAAATTTACCGATGAAGTTAAATGGGCGTTCAGAGTCACAGAAAAATGAGTTCATTGCTTTACGCAGAACTCGTCTTGCTTTTAGTGAATCTGTGTTGTAGTCACCTCCTTGAGAAAAAGCAATGCTGGAAACGGATGGCGTTTCCTGAAGGAATTGGACCATGCCAGTAAAGATGATGTCAAGGCTTTGTGCTTTAAAATTCGAGTATTTAGGTGGTTCTGCTGGATTTTTGCGACCGATTCTGCGGTAAGCAAACCAACTGTAATCGTCGTCTAGTTGGCAAAAGAAACGACATTTGACTTGTTTTGCTAAATCCCAGCAGGCGTTACGAGCCCAGAGTGGTGTGCGTCTGTCGGTTGAAGTATCGCAGGAATCTGTTGTTTGTGCAATTTTAGCTTTTGAGAATACAAGGACTTTATCTCCGTAAGTTGCTTTGTATTGATTACCAGTTGGGTCTTCGTCGTCAATCACGATATACCATTTGCCGGTGTAACCAGAACGCTCCAGTGTTTCTAGAGTTTTAATGTTATCCGGTCTACGATTTGACAGGATAAATACGCAGAAGTCATTACGCATGAGGATGATCCTGCTTAAAGGCTTCTTCTACGCTTTGGTCGAGTTTGACAAATCCGTTTTGGATTGCTTGCTCAAAGTCGATTATGACGAGAGCGGAATCTTCAAAGAGCGTCTGAATTTCTTTTGGCGAAGTCGCGTAATAGTCGGCAATTTTGCTATAGTTAAAAGCTGTATGGCGATGAGCGGCTGAAATCAAGAAAGCCTTTACGTCGTCAGGGATGTCGGCATTTTCGATTGTGGCAATTAGCTGATTTGTCTTAGTTGGATCGTAGAGCTGCTTTGGTTTATGGATTTCACCTGTGGGCTCGTAAATAGGTGCATTGGTTTTATTTGTGTAAGGACTGTCTTCGTCTAAGACCTCCTCAGCGCCAAATAGTTCCTCTAGTTCTTTTTTGTCGAACCAGGCGGTAATGTCATGCTCTTCGCTGAGTTGATGAAGCATGGCACCATCCCATTCGCTGAGGTCGCTGGTGCGGTTATCAGCTAGGGCAAGACCAACCTTTTCGTCCTCAGTTAGACCAGAACGCCTAACGGCAATCACCTCATCGCCGTCAGCGTCAATGATGCGGACGTTCGTGATGCCAGCCTGCTTGGCACCTTCGATAGTGCCGTTACCAGCAAGGATGCGATTGTCTTCGTCAATGACGATGCTGCGTGCAGCACCATAACGCTTCAGCGATTCTGCAATCAGCATTGCAGAGCGATCAGTCCGCCTACGAGCATTTTTATGGTCGTGCTTAAGGCTATTGATTGATGTCATGCAGGCTGTTCAGACTGGATGCCAAAACAATGTGTTGGCTTTGTTTTCGGTCAAAATCCTAGCTTGTTCTTTTGCTTCGTCAAGGGTTTTGACTAACAAGGTTTGGCAAATGACAGATCTAGGTTGCCCGTCGATTGCAGTTATCTGAATCGTGCCAGACGTTTTGCTGAATGAAAATTCAACATCGTGGTTGTTGACCATGACATTAAAAGCCAACGCCATGCCGACTCAGTATTTCTGAGAGTGTAGTTGCTGTAGTTGATTGATTTTGGGTTCAACAAGGTGATGGCTTGAAACTGTTCCACAGAGGTTGCCTACACAGATACGAACGCTGCCATCATCGAGCGTATGGCAGGTCGGTTGGACGGAAGTAGCGGTTGATTCGATCAGTGTATTCAAGCGGTTTCTGGGGGTCATTGCGTTCGTAGTAAAGGGCAAGGAAGTAATCATCCCAGTGTTGTAGCCAGGTTTTGATGTCTTGGTTAGTGGGTTGAGGTTTGGTTTTGACCATGGAGTGAGTTGAGAACAGCGGCGGCGATTGCTTCAAGCACTGGGCGCGGTGCAGAGCCTCTAGCAGCCCTACAAGCGGCTGTAACGGCGTTCTGATAGGCGGTGAGGGTGTAGGGCGCGGAAGCACCGACAAAGGCGTTACAGGCGACCGTAGGATCCCCTAAGGCGCGTAGGCGGATGAGTTGCCCGCGTTCAATGTCGAGCTGTTTGGCTTGACGGGTGAGGTGTTCGTTTTCGTCTGCGGTGAGATAAACCTTGACTGGGAGGCGCTTTTCAGCGGACATATCAGAAAGGAAGGGGGGGTTCATCGGTTGGGGCAAAGTCACGCGGACTGACCACCTCGATTTTGGGTTCTGCATCATCGACGGGATCGCGCAGCAGGTTGCGGTACATGCCTGGATTGATATGCCCTGGTGGTGGATTGTCAAAATCCTCCAACTTGCAGCGTTTGGCATCGATTAACCGCTGCAGCAACTTGCGGGCACCAACAGCGGTGGAGATTGGCTGAAGTGCCATCAGGCAAACGCCTCCTCACGACGACGCTCCTCGTCTGCGTGCGGATGGAGCACAAACCTGCCAGGGGTCACTCCCTCGACGGGTGGCTTGTAGGTCATGTACCTGCCGAACTCGTCATAACGCCCAACCGGATAGGGATAGGCATTGCGAAGTTGGAATTTATCCAGCTTGCGTTGCGCCTCGTCGAAGTCGTAGGCATCAACAGTGCGGAACGCCGGTGCGGTTCCTTCCTTGGCAGCTTTAGGCAACACGGCAAAAACAAATTGGTTTTTCGTCTCTGGACTAAACAGCTTCATCGAATCACGTCGGGAATGTAGTTGGTGGTATTAAGCGGGCGGTCGTTGACGGTGAGGTAACGCTCGTCGCGTAACCAACGGAAGCAATCAGGCAGTGGGCTGACAAACGTGCCTGCAGCAAGGTGCTGATGGCTGATCTCAGTTTCCAATGCCTCAAGCAAGGTTGCCTCAGATTCGGACCGGACAGTTTTCTGCCACTGCGCCAGTGCCTTTGGCTTTGACTGACTGGCAGCACGGACGGGTGCAGACAGGTACGTTTTCCAGAATTTTTCAAACGCGTCCGACCCCTTGGTTTTACGCCTTTGCTTTGGCTCAGGACAAACCGCTGGAAACTCGCTTTCCAGCTTTATAAGGGTTTTTGTTATGGGTTCTTGGTATTGGGTTTTTGTTTGTAGGTCGTTTTCGACCTGACCCCCTAGGTCATTTTTGACCTGACCCCTAGGTCGTTTTTGACCTGGGTCGATTTCGACCTGGGTTCGTTTTGACCTAGGTCGTTTTTGACCTAGGTGGTCCACGATGACGTGGTAGACGGCTGTAAAACCAGGGCGTTTTTCTACCTGAATCCAGCCTGTTTCAACTAGAGTGCTCAGCGAGCGTTGTACCATCTTCCTGGTAACACCTGATCGCTCTGAGATTGTCTGCAGTGATGCATAACAGCCTTTGGGCGAGTTCCAGCCAAAACGGTGTAGCCATAAATAAACAACGATTGCTCTTGGATCTAAGTCAGCGTCAAGCAGGTCATATGGTGCAACCGCAAAAGCGGTTGACTTTACTGGAGCCTTCATGTAGACTTGGGCGTGCTTTTGGACGAGCCGCCTGCCCGGATCTTGGGTGGGCGGCTTTTTATTTTACCAATGCCTTTAAGCCTGTAAACCCTTTAGTTGTCCCATTCATCTGTTTGAGCACGATGCTGGTTTTCTAGACGCGTTGCAGCCTCATCAAGTAACATATTGATATAAGGTTTGCGGGTCTGATAGCTAGGCATCAAGGCTTCAAGCCGTTTGAGGATCGTGTCGTCAATGGCAATTTTCGTGCTAGATCCGATCATTTTGGAATTGAAATGGGTCTTCTGTGGTAGGGTTGGTGCCCAAACTGGATCATAAACCAACCCTTGTTGGACCCTATCCCGGATCTTGAGTTCCATGCTGGCTTGCACCGATACCGCTACAAAGGTCGGTGGTTGCCGTTCAGTGTTTCCAAGGTCACGAACCGATCCACGCCAGAAAGGGCAGCGCAGTTTGAGCGCACAAAGCATATCTGGGCACCACGAGGCAACGCCGTTCATGCTTTTTGCGAGTCGATGCTGCTTGGCGAGGAACTGCCTGAGACCGAATACGGCGAGTGGACGGATGCGCTACAAGAGTGCTGGCTGCTGCAGGAATCAGAGCCGTTGGCAGTCGAATACAGGCTTTGTGATGCTCGTAAGGGTATTGGCGGCAGCTTTGACTTCTTGCTCCGCACCTCTAACGGGAAGGTTGTCCTTGGCGACCTGAAGACCGTAGGCAGCGACTCGGGTGTGTCACAGCGCAAGCCAGCAACAGCACAACTTGGCGGTTACCTTGCCATGCTGATAGACCACCACCCGTTGCTTTGTGTTGATTGGTGCTACACGGTGGTTGTTGGTCCAGGGCGCTGCAGGGTGATCCAAAGCGAACCTGACGAATGCCTTGGTGCTTGGGTTGATGCTTGGGATGCGTTCCGTGTTGAGGCTTGTCCGTTTTGACAGAATTGGACTGGAACGAAATTTTTCAGCGTCGCCCAGATCTTGCACCACCTGGCTACGAGGAGGCTGTTCGTGATGCGATTGCCATCAGTGAGCAGCGATACGCAAAATTCGGCAAGAAGCGAGCCAAGGGCAGCAATAGCCGCAAGCCGACGACTGAGAGTAGGCAGGCTGCAGACGCACGACAGCGCAAGTTTCCATCGCTCAAGCACGGGCAGCAGATGTAAATACTTGTAAAAGATCCGAAAAGGGCTTGTTTTTGACCTTTTATGGGTTATAGTTGGTTCATGGGCAAACAGCCCACCACCTTCCAGATTATGCAAACACTTGAAACCCAACTGGCATTTGCAAAACAGCTTCTCTCAGAAGCTCAAACCGAATATCAGCACTGCTTTGCACGCGGCGATTGGTCTGAGTGCAGCAAGGCAAAACGCAAGGTTGCCAAGCAGATGAAACAGGTTCAATACCTGGTGGCTCAAAAATTTGCAGCTTGCTGATCATGAGTATCTATACAGACAATGGATACGCAGACAGAGAGGATTATTTGGATTGTCTGCGAGAAGAATATGGCGAGGCAGTTGACCTTTTGATTAGTGTCCTACCAGCCTCAGAGGATTTCGACGGACTCATCACTAGCTTGGAGGATTTTGATCTATGACAACCTACAAAATCATCCGCTTTTACCACCCCAACATTGACAAGCCAAACCGTGTCGTCCGCAAGGGCTTAACACTGGAGCAAGCACAACAGCATTGCCGCGATCCTAAGACCCGCAAAGATGGCGAATGGTTTGACGGCTATGACGAGGAATGATCCATGTTTGAAGTTTTCTGCACTGTTACCGATGACCTTGGAACACGAACCATACCAACCGGCACTGCCGCGTTTCTCGAAGCTGTCGCCTACGACAAGCTTGAGCTTCTCAAAAGCACCTGCGCCATCGAGGGCGCAACGTTCTTTGTCGAATACGTCCCGTCAGCGGACGAATGGAATAGCTACTAAAACTATGAACCGAATCAACAATGTAATCTGCCTATTGATTGCAACAGCAACTTTCACAATGATTGGACTTGAAGCTGCCGGGCATCATGGTTCAACTCATAGCGGCACACAGGAGTTACGGCGATGACCAGCACCAGCAGCAACAGACGAGACCATACCTACGTCTGTACTTTTGATGCCGTAGAACTTGATCTGCTTTACGAGTTGGCACGCGATGCTCGTAACAGCTTGCCAGACCCTGAAGACCAAGTCGAAGAAGGCAGTTGGGCTGATGCCATCATCAAGCTTGACACCAAAATGACTGAACTTTTTCACAAGCGAACGCAATGAACCCATACAACCTGACTTGGCAGACCAGACTTTTGTTCTGGCTGCTTTCCAAGCGACCAGACGTAACAGGCATCCGCCTTCGCTCTGAGGTTGACCACCTTTACCACTGCTACAGCAAAACACGATGAAACGACCACTTGTTAAATCTGTCCCGTTGGAACTGATCTGGACTGGTTACCACTGGGAAACCATGCGTGAGCAGTATTTTCTGAAGTGCCACAAATTTGAAAAAGCTCAGGAGTGCTTGCATCTCCGCCAGCTTTACAAGCAACGGCTCTGGGTTGAGTGCGGCGTTGAAGTTCAGCTCTAATCATTACCACAAACCAATCATGACCATTTCTGCAACCCCTAAAAACATCGAGGCAGTTCCTTACCGCTGGTTTCATACAGCCAAAACCAATAACGGCGGTAAAAAACAAGGCGGTAAAGTAGCTGTCATGCACGCAGAAACAGAAGGTTTTGCTGACGTTCTTGTTTATGAACCAGACCACGAGGACTGGTGGCGTGTCGTGCCATCTGATGTAACAATTCGTGCTGCTATTCGTGGCCCAGCACAAAACGGATCAGACTTGATTGCCTGGGCTTTGCCCCTAGCAAATCAACCAACCGAAACCCAACAGCGCATTAAAGAGCGCATCCCTGAACTTAACATCATGCCCGAGGATCAAGCTGAAACCCCGCAACCTATTGCGGCACAACAGGAGTCAGCCGTAAAGGTTGACAATATGGTTGACAATAGCAAGTCTGAACTTGTCAAACAGCAGGTCAAGCGTTTGCAGCGATTGGTGCTGCAAGGTGAATGGCTAGAGAAGCATGAGCAACAGCTTAAGGTCATTCAGTCTGCAATCGGTCATGCCATGGGCGAATGGTATGACGACGATTCAGATGATTGCCACGCTAACGCTATGTATCAGATGAATGATGCATTGATGCTTTTCAATGACATTATTCGTGATCTGCGGCATGGTTGCTTTTGCCCTGATGAACAGCGTGAGGGTATTTTGTACTATCACGGTTACCGCAACGCTGTAACTGAGGTCATCAACATTAACAAGGAGCCGCAGAAATGATCAGGATTGTGAGCCGTTTGTTTTTTCGCATCATGGCTCGCTATGAACACCTGCCATCGGATGAATGTTTACCAATGTTTCGCGGCAGGCGGATTTGGGAATTGGAACCTGAATGGCAGGTTGCTTATCTGGAGTATGTGTATCGCCTAGACGCTTCTAGGCATTACCAACACAAACCAGAGTAACTACGAGGCATTGGGTGACTTTATTGCATGGTCGTCACGGTTGCTGCCTGCGTAGGGGATACCACTGGTCGGTCTAACTGGTGGAACTGTATTTCCCAAGCGCAAGATGATAAAGGTTCCCATCGTGGACACGGTGTAGTACCAACGGTCGGCGCTCGCCCGGACAAGGGCATCGTGCAAGCAACCTACCCATGTAAGTCCTCACACCTAACAAACTCCTAATTTGATGCAAATTTGGACTTATGACTTTGATGTTGACACCAGAGCAAGAAGCACAAATCTTGGCAGCAGTTGAAAAGGGACTGGCAATGTGCCAAGTACCTAAGGAAATACCTAGCGATCAGGAGCTTGATGAGTTGCTGGATGAATGGATTGGCGGGCAGGAGGGTATCTTGACGGAACACCTGCGTGGTTATGCGAGAGCAGTTTTGGATAGGTGGGGCAGCTAAATGCATCCATTGAATTTCTAATTTGAAACAAATTTGACTTATGACTGAACAACACCCAATCACCCCACCGCCGGAGCTTGTAGAGCAGTGGGAAGCTGAAACAGCTCACACAACCAAGGATGAAACTTGGCATGTAGCTGTTCAGGCCGCCCGCTGGGGCGCTGACCAGGAGCTGGAAGCGTGCTGTGAGTGGCTTGACCGCAACAACCAGTGGGCGCGATGTGACATTGACGAGTTACATGATGCCCGCCGCCCCAAGCCGCAGAGCTTGAAGGAGCAGGCGCTTGGTGCTCTCTATGCCATCGCTACTGGCGCTGATGACACCAGAGAGTTTCATCAAGACCTTGAGACCATCAAAACCGCCCTGGAGCAACTCGATGACTGACCGTGAACTGCTGCACAAGCTGACGCAAGCCAGCGTCTGTTGTGCTGACTGCGGCGAAAAATACGGTGTGCATAGCGTTGGCTACAGCAGTTGGTGGAATGGCATTTGCCAGGTCTGTGGCAAAGCAGCGCCGATTACCGAAAGCCGCGATTATGCCTATTTCTTTCCAGTGCGCCGCAGGCTGCTGCACCAATTACGAGTAGGCACCAATGATAAAGATTTGTGAAACCACCCCAAAAGGGGTTTCTTTTTGACCTGTTTTAGGTTTTAATAGTCCCATGAGGCAAAAGCCTCACAGCCCAACGCGCAATTCACCCCATGTTTCCTCTTCAACCCATTGACTGCCCTGAGCTTTCTGCCGATCAAGAAACGGCAATGGCTCATGACCTCGCAGATCAGTTCAATATTTACGTCGGTGAGGAGCTTGTAGAAGTCCTTGCTGACATGGCACGAGATGTGCTTAAAGGCAACAACATTGACCCTGATTCCAGCCTGGGTTACGACCTTGTTCACGACCTGATCAACCGCATCGTTGTCACCGCCAAATGAAACACACCGTCCGCCTGCAGCGTGGGCTCTACGTCCTCATGGACTCCTACGCCAAACCCAACCCTCTTGTTCGTTTCCGTGAGTTCCTGCCCATAGGCTTCTGCATCTTCAGCATCGCAGTTGCCGCCGTCACCCTGCACGTTGTCGAGCAACGCGCCATCACCACCTGTCAACCCATCCAACGCGCATCCTTCTAACCATGTCAACCGCACAAGATCTCATCAATCAACTTCTTGCTATCCGCTCCGAGAAAGAAGACCTAGAAGCACGCGAAGCTTTCCTGCGTGATGAAATCGAAGGCGCTATCGCTTTAGGTGAACTAGACGCTCATCAGGTTGATGACAACACTTACGAATTTGACAATGCTAGGTACATACGCTGCCAACGCAATACTTACAAGCTCAGCAAAGAAGCAGAAAATGCAATCCGTACCATCAAAGAACGTGACATTGACGCTGGACTTGCTCAGCGGAACGTGTCAGTCTTCTATCAACTGCGAATGATACCTTGAACACCAGCTTCACCTTTGCCGTTCATGGCTTGCCTGCACCCCAAGGCTCAAAGCGGCACATTGGCAAAGGTGTCATGGTGGAATCAAGCAAGAATGTCAAACCATGGCGGCAAGACGTTAAATACAGCGCATTGCACACCAAACCAGCAAATTGGGACGCATCTGGTCCCATGTCCCTATCCGTTGTCTTCCGCTTTCAAAGACCTGCATCTCATTTCCTAAAACATGGTCTACGCCCGTCCGCCCCCTATTACTGCACCTCAGCCCGTAACGGAGACATTGACAAATTGCTCCGTTCAACCTGCGATGCTCTAACCAGCATCCTCTTTGATGATGACCGCCAAGTCGTTAGCGTTAATGCCATCAAACGGTACTGCACTGCTAACGAACAACCTGGCGCCATCATTACGCTCACTGCGCTAAACCAATCAAACGAATGACCTTTCCAAATCTTGCGGGTGTCATCACTAAAGATGACGTATTCCGTAAAGGCACTGGATCCTACGCCGCAGACTACGTTTCATGGGCACGGATCGCTAATCACTTGCATACCACTGCCCCTGGCTGGATGATGCAAACCAAGCCAGCACCACATGGCGAAAACCACGTCTGGCGATCACCTGATGGCTCTGGTTACCTCTGCGTGTTCTTTCAACATGTAGACGGTAATGTAACGCCTGATTTTGTCTACGCGATTACTGACAATCGCAACATGCCGATTGCATGGGACAAAATCAATAGCCGCATGATTTGCGACTCACACCGTCGTGCATTATGCGCTGCATCAGCGTTCTTCTTCAGCCTTGGCTATGAGCTGTGGGCGCGAGAGGAAATCGAAGAAGCAAAGGCTGACGGTCCGTTACCAACTGTTGAGCAGCCTGCGTCAGCAAAAGCAAAACCCGTGGCTGCCGCTACAAAGAAGGAGCAGCCGTCCGAGCTACCACCAGAGGAACTCCCGATCACTGACGGTGATCTAAAAACGATTCGTGACCTATTGGCAGCAGAACCTGTTGTCAAACGGAACAAAATCATTAAGGAGTTCAATAAGGAGTTTGCCGTGCCTGAGGGAGATCTTATGACCTCTCATATCACGCTTCCTAAACATCTGCGGTACATCCAGGAGCGGCTTTCTACTTAATACAAACAAGCCATGACTGACGAGATGATGCACGCTCAAATGGCAGCACAATACGCTGCACAACGAGAAACCATGAAACCTCATCTCCCTGCAGATCTTGAATTGTTGCCACCTGATTTAAGGTCACAATTAAATCATTTCATGCAGGCACGTCAGTACACACCGCAACAAGCCTTATCCGTTATCCTCTCTAAATTTTTCGGCTCATGCTCCAAATCACTGCGGTAGGTAACCTTGCCGCCGACCCTGATCTTAAAACGATTGGTGACCGTGAGGTTGCAAACTTCACCCTGATGGTCAACAAAAAGGTCAAAGGCGAAGATCACACCACTGTGCTTCGCTGCGCTGTATGGGGTCCACGCGCTAAGGTCGTCGATGAATACCTGACCAAAGGTGCTCAAGTCACCGTTACTGGGCAGGCTTACATCGAAACCTTTGAGCGGAAGGATGGCAGTCCTGGCGCTTCCTTGGATGTGGCGGTCAACGATTTTACGTTGCCTCCCAGACCTAGGGTTGCTGAAGACGACATGCCGTTCTAATGTCCGGGGGGCTTTGCCCCCTTTTTTATGATCAGATGTCTGACCCGTTACGCGACTATCTAAATCAGATCGGTAAGATCCCTTTGCTAACAGCAGCAGAGGAGATTGAACTAGGTCATGCCATCCAGAGGATGATGGCACTCGGATTTAAGGAGCAATACACCAAACAGGAACTAAAGATTATCAAGGTGGGGACACGGGCAAAGAAGCGAATGATTCAAGGCAACTTGCGCCTTGTCATTGGTGTCGCCTCAAAATATAAGCACATGGCAAATCGTGTCACCATGCACGATCTTGTACAAGAAGGCAACATTGGATTGATCCGCGCTGTTGAATTATTCGACCCCGAACGTGGGTATAAATTTTCAACATATGCCTACTGGTGGATTCGTCAAGGCATTATGCGGTCAATTCAGGTACAAGATCGCATCATCAAATTGCCAACAGGCGCTAACGATATTCTTCGTAAGGTTCGCTCTTACATGCTGGACTACCAAGAACAGCACGGCGAAAAACCAAGCATTGAAGACTGTGCCGTTCATGCAGGTATCGCACCGCATACCCTGCGTGATTACATGCGTAGCGCACAGGATGCCACAAGCCTTGACGCTAAGGTCAAAACCCTGCGAGAGGAAGGCAGTTCCATCCTTGATCTGATACCAGCAGATACAGAAAGACCAGAGGAGGATTTACTTTTAGACACTCAAATTGAAGCAGTTCGTCAAGCTCTAACACACATGAATACCTTGCACAAAGACATTATCATCATGCGTTACGGGTTAGATGGTGAGGAGCCTTGCTCAAAACGTGAAATTGCACGGAAGGTAGGCACAGCGCAAGACACAATCAAACGCCTGTTAGACGTAGCAGAACGTGAACTGCGAATGATCTTACGAGAGGGACCGCCGGGAAAGTTTCAACGACAGAATTGCAGCTCCAGCTTGATCTGGGGTTGGGGTTAAACCATGTCAGTTAATAGGATCGGACCGCCATGTCCAGCTTGCGGTTCATTGACTACAGATGTAGTCACAACATGCCGCAGCGAAACTGGCGATTTTCACCGTCGCCGGAAATGCCCAAGCTGCAACCATCGCTTTAATACCATTCAGATGGCAGAGATTGTTGCGCCACCAATGAGCGTAAAGTGGAAAGACCGCAAGGTCACAATTAACTGGCGACGCTTGAGCAAACAACTGCTAATCCTGTTGCAATGAAACGTGAAACGCTGCACCTGCCAGGCAACATGTCAGTCGAAACAGGTAAGGACTGGAATGGACGCTACTTTATTTGTTACGCTCAAAATGCCAGCATCATTGTTAGGACTGACAAAGAAGTAAAGCAATTCCTCAAGCTGCCAATCAAAACGCCTAGTCGGGATTCTTTGGATTCTTGGTTCGCATCACTCGTTGCAGCAGATCAAAGCAAAACTCAGCTACATCAACCACAAAGCCAAGCACTATTAACAGAGTTATTACAAACGGGTTTCGGACCTGAGTGTCATTTGGACGAGTCTGACCCGAATCATCAGACGCGCACTGTAATTTAGGATCCTCGCCAAACATTGCGATCATTTCAAGTTCAGCAATATGTCCTGTGGCTTGTGAAATCAACTTGGTGTAATACGCATTTTGTTTTACTAGCGAACAACATAGTTTTGCTAACTGCTCAGTATCCTGACAATGCAAGGCTGATCGGGACTGGTTTTCAATGCGTAGTTCTTCCTCAACGGAGAACTCCACTATCATCCACTGCCCCCAGGTCATCGGATCAATGCATAATGCACAGGGTAGCCAAATGCCAGAACCAAAACTAGAAAGAATTGTTGCAGGTAATACGACACGCTGGCGTGTATCTTATTTGGGCATAGTCAAAGAATTTACGACTGACTGGGAAGCCACTGGCTTTTACCATGATTTATGGATGAGCCATAAAAACCAATCGGATCTAAAACGGTCTAAACCGTAGGCTGACAGGTAATGTTAACCCCACCTCTGGTGCGTGGGTTTAACGTCAGCCAAATACCACCGAGGCTTTTAGGCATCACAATTCGTTCGATAGCCCAACCACCAGTAGCGCCAAACTCCTGTTTATAAGTACCAGTCTGCAGATGCCAGCGTTGCTCAATCCATGCCTTACCGTCATTGCTGATGCGATAACACGGGTGCGCCACAATGCTGCGCTCATGGTTGTGTCCGTTTAGCACAATGTCCGCATCTGGTGCAATCTGGGCGTAACGACCACCACCCATGGTGCCCTTGGTGACAATGCCACCCCACGCGCCGTGGTGAAAGAATAGCGTGCAGCGTCTTACACAATGGTTTTCACCCTGGTGAAAGACAAACCGCACAAAGCCCTGATACCCCATGTGCTCAGTGACGGCACCATCGTTACGCATCAGCCTGACCACATTTTCTAACGGGTCAATTTCTTGATTGTTTAGCACTGCCGTTTCATGGTTACCATCACCCATCATCAGGATCATGTCACCGTATGGCTTGAAAAAGTCCGCTGACTCCCGAAAAACAAGGTCAAAATAATTGCCGCCAAGATGCTCTGGACGTATATCGCCCTTGCTGCCACGCCGATCTTTTTTGCCTTGCATCACGCATAAAACATCGCCAAACAGCAGAGCCTTACCGCCAACTGAGCGGCACTCCTCTAAATGCTGCAGCAGCAGTTTGCGATCACACTTGGGATTGTCAAGGTGAATATCAGAAGCCAGCAGGAACTTTACCGAGTCCTTGACGCTGGTATAAGGTATGCGAATTTCTAACAGTTCAGGCGATAATCGGGTCGCTGTAATTGACATGCCGTTTGTAGCGGCTTACAAGTCAGTTTAATAGTCCCACCTAATACGAGGTTTTCCAAGCCGCATACCTAAATGCACGAAACCTTTTGTTGCACCGTATCCAACGCTATAAGGCCATGTCTGGTCACAGTATTCTTGCACCTCGTAAATATCAACGTTTTTAACATAAAAATCAACTGCGCCTATACCATTTGCGTTATATAGGTGTTCGCTATTGCTAGCACCGCCAACGGCTTTGTTTACAGCAGGTGGACGGTAACCACTGGTAATGACAATAGGATTATTGGCAAAATGCTTACGCACTTTTTCTAGATACTTGCATAGTTTCAGTGCGGTATCACATTGAGCCTGTATTTGAAAACGACGAGCCTCATCGTTAAGGGTTAACTCGCCGTAAGTAATATGCGGTGTAATCTTAAAATTAAACGGCTTGTCTGGCGTGAATTTGTCGTCCGCTGGTTTGCCTTGTAAGTGCTGATTCATTAGCTTGATGAGCTTATCAGCGTAAGTTGGATCAGTGGCGTAGCCATCATTAACAAGCCACCGCGCTGCATCTTCACGATTAGCAGCATTATTGCATCCTTGATAAACGTGGTAATTTTTATACCAACGTTCAACCAAGTAATAAACGCATGTTTCAAGATCAGGGAAATCTAAAAACGCATCCTCAATCGTGATCCACTTGCCGTTTATAAACTCCTTGGTATTACGCAATGTGCCTGAACCTTTTAGCCCAAAGTAATTATTCTTGCCGCTGGTATGTTTACCGTAGCCAGATTCCAACGCCCACTGAGCAGCAACAAGCTCTGGATATTTAGCACCGGCTTTCTTTGCCGCACCATAAACACCATTCCAGTCATTATTAAAGTTATCCTGCTTGCCAATTTGGCTCCAAGTCTTAAACCACAGTTGATCCCTATTCAAGATTTCCGGTGCTGCCTTTAATAGTGCAGCTTCTAATTCAAAGATTGCCGCCGTTTGATGTGGCAGCTCTTTGTAGTACCTAAAAAAATCAACTAGCCGCAGGCGGTTCTGGGTCGTCATCGTTCCACGGTGATGAAATTGACATCGGACCGCCCAGCAAGCGGCTATCGCCAGTTTGCTCAGGCGTTGGGTTTTCGTGCTTAATTACAGGCTGACGCTTTTGCCTTTCAGTTTCAAGGTCAATGACCTTGTTGACCTTTTCTATTTCACGGTCAAGTCGTGGCGTCAGAGTTGCTTGAAATTTATGTTCTTGCGCTTTGCGCCTCAAACGCTCACGCCAATCCCTGCTCTCATAACGCCACAGCCACTGAACGTCAGCGTTCAACGCTTTGGGAACAGCACCTTAAGCGCCTTGACAATTAGTTGCACCCAGGAGTTTTCCTTGATGGGCAGGATGGCAATAATTTCAGAGCCAGCAGCCACAATGATGGCAATGGCAGCAGCAGTAGTGGGGTCCATTAGGGGTGACAGTTAGGACGCGCTTCCAGCTTAGACACCCGTTGTTCTACACCACTAATGCGATTAAAGGTTTCACGGCGATCTTCTTTCATATCCACATGCAGCACTTCAAGCTGCGTAGCAATATGCTCAACCGCTGTCGTCAGACGGATCACAGCATCACGTCCTTCTTCATGGCGTCTTGAAAAGCCAAAGATCGCAGCAGCCGCTGCAGTAAGGGATGCGCCGGTTACGGCTGCCAAAATTTCAATCATGGTGCCAGTAACGACACCTACAGGTTACTTGTTGAAATTAAGCGGCTGCAGTTTGTCAAATGGGTCCGGCTTACCCTGCAGGATTGCCACCGCGCGGCGGTAGTAGTGATTATCCGTTTTACCCGTTGCTTCCAGCGCATCTTTGATTCGCTGCCAGTTCAGACGGGTATCGGGGTCCATGATCAGCGTCCTTGACCACGAGTTTTCTTGCGGCCGTGATTAGGCAAGCTGTGCTGACCTTGACCCTGCCGAGTCTTTTTCGGCTTGCCTGGTGTGTGCTGGATAGTCTTGGCGCCGACCTTACTTTTGACTGCCATCAGTCTTCCGCAGGCGGTTCGGGTTCAGCGGCAAACTCCAGGGACTCAACGGCTTCGGTGAGTTTGTTGGCTGCCATTTGAATCAACGAACCATCGTTACTGCAACGCGCAGCGGCGTAGGAGTTGATGGCGCTGATCAGTTGAGATTTGGTGCAGGGCATCAGGTGTATGACACTGGGGCAAGGTTAGCCTTATTTGCTCACGGGGTAACCCTGTTGGCGGGCATGTTGTTCGTCTGCCTCAATGCCAGGCATCCGTTGATCCTTGACTGCCTTGTCGTATTGCAGGTAGCCCGTCAGGCGCCAGATCCAGCTACGCATCTGGTCATAATGGATCAGTTCCTCAGATTCCGGCGGATGTGGTTCGCTGCCCATGTATGGTTCGGGCACAATTTTGATGCGCCGCAAGAAGTAGACCGCCCTGGCGATTGCCATAGCCCGCTTCATGTGGAACTGGTCTGTTACGACGTACAGCGTGCCAGGCACGTAAGAACGCACCAGCTGGAGGGTGTGGGTGAAGTTGGTGACGGTATCCCACGCCTTGAAATCAAGAATGAAGCGAGCTTCAGCTATGCCAGCACCACGCAATAAGCCGACAACAAAGTCGGGTGATCCTTCGGAGCTGATGACAATCTGTGCGGAAGGATATTGTTGCGCCAGTTCCATGACGCGATACATCCGCGAAGGATTACCACCAAGCTCCAGGATTACATCCATTTAGTGAAGGGGACTTAGATGCCTGCCGCAGTTAAGCGAGCTTCCAGACTTTCAATCTTGGCTACTGCTTCCTGCAGCGCAGCGGTCAACAGTGGCACCAGCTTGGATTGGTCGATGCCTTGGTAGAGGGGTTTGCCCTCAGCATCGACTTCATCCTTGGTGCCAGTGACGCACTCAGGAACAACGGCTTGGGCTTCGTGAGCGATGAAGCCATCAACTGTTTTGCCAGGCTCAGCGATGAAGTTGAAGCGGCTTGGCTTCAGTTGCTGCAGGCGGGTGATGCCATCAGTGACTGGAGTGACGTTTTCCTTGAGGCGATAGTCAGAGGAAGTGTTGAAAGCAGTTGCAGAAAGCGTAGTTGTTATGGTGCCAACAGTTGTGCCTGATGGGCGGCGAAAGCCGATTGCAGTATTAGTTCCCGCGGCAGTATTGGTATTTACGAAAATAAGACCTTCTTGGGCGGAGCCATCATGAGTTATGTTTACTTTTTCGACACTGGCTCTAGATGTTGCACTGATAAGCAAATCTCCACCATTCGTGATCCTCATCCGCTCCGTCGGTGAACTCGCCGCGTCGGCGGTAGTGAAAAATAGAAGCCGCCCTGGATAATCATTGCTTCCAGCTGTACCATCGGCTTCACATTTAATGAGAGCGTATTCTCCCGCTTGATTATCGCCAAAATATATTTCGCCTATGGACTCACTAATGCTGATATTTGCGGATGTTTCATTTCTCCTCAGGATCATTCGACCAGGAACTTCCGTTCCTCCGGTATGCCCTACGATTTGTAATCGACTGTATTGGCTATCTGTCGCTGTAGATGCAGAAGACGTGCCCAACAAGAGGCGACCCGATGCATCGCACCTGAATCGCTCAGTCCCTTCCGTCGTCACCTTGAAGTGACCATTGGAACCTGTATCAACAACCTCCGCCTCGGTGTTGCCTTCGGTGATTTTGTCAACAGTGGCACTAGGAGTTGCCCAGCTCAGCGTCCCGCTGCCATTAGTGATCAACGTCTGGTTAGCTGTGCCGTCAGCGCTCGGCAAGGTCCAGGTCACATTGCTGGCGACTGTTGCTGGTGCCTGGAAAGCAACCCAGTTGCTGCTGTCGGAATCGGCAAAGCGCAGGTCGCCTTGAGCGTTCAACGTTAGGTTGCCGCCATAAGCAGTTAGTTCGCCACTGCTGCTGATGCCAAAACGCCGCGTACCAGCCGTTGAAATATCGACAGCATCCGTGCCGCTGCTGTAAATCCCGGTATCAGTGCCGCTGGCATTGAAATAGATCGACGGCGCGGCAGCAGTGCCGTTATCGACGGAAACCGTTGTGAAGTCGCCGTCAAGTTGTATCAGTTCGATCCATGCAGAGTTCGCGCTGTTCCTGAGTTTTAAGGTATTGGTCGTCGTATCCGCCCAGAATTGAAAGGCGTAAGTCGTAGCTGGTGCAGTTGCGCCACTGTTCTGTGACACAATCGCGGCGAGCGCGTTATTCAGGTCACTACGGACGGCAGCACCAGTGCCGTTGGCAATGACGTAATCATGCTGAGCCATGGGCTAGCCCGCTTCCAGACAGTGTTTGTCCAACTTTAGCCGCCTCTGCCATAGCCAACCGCACTCCAGTTGAAGTTACGGCTGACCGCAGTTCCGGCAGAGTTTTTGAACGTAACCGTAAAGCCAGTGCCTGACACGCTGGTGACCTCAAAGTAATCGCCGGTGCCCATGTTCTGAGCGGTGATCCCGATGCTCGGTAGGTAGGCGTTAACCCCACCAAGGCTTGCTGTACCAGTCCAGAAGGCGTTGGCGAAGGTAACCGCCTTGGCACCGGCACCGCTGCTGACGGGTCCATCGCTGTTCTCGGTGCGGCGTTGGAAGGTGGCGTCGTAACCCAACTCGTCCACCAAAATGTTCTGGTCAATGGCGCTGCTGGTGAGATCGGCGCGGAATTGGAAGCCACGACCACGAAAGGTGCCGTTTACGAATTCCTGCCAACTTCCCCAAGTCGGGCTGCTGCTGGGGTTGTCGTTGGTGGAGCGCAGCATCAGCTTGGCGTTGACATTACTGGTAACAGCGCCATCCCAATCGTTCCAGTCGTCCACCGTATTGGTACGGGAGTCGATCAGGTCCGATGGGTAGTAGCCACGGGTGACGAAATAGCGGCGAAGGTCAACAGAGAAGGTATTACCGAGATCCAGCGTGTTGAGGAAGGTGTAGTTGCCGGACGCGAGAACTTCACCGATCACGTCAAAAGTGACCATGGCATCAACATCAACAACGCTATCAAAGGCAGTGGCACCATCCAAGGTGAGCGCATCAAACTCATCGCTGTAAAACACATCGACTTTCGATCCTTGGAACGGTGGGGCGTCCTGATCTTCCCTGCGGGTTTGGATCGTGAGCGGGGCGATGGTGTCCGGCAGGTCGATAATGACGCTGGTTTCGGTTGTGCTTTGCCGTCCACCGTCATCCTCAAATTTCACCAGCACCTCACCTTCCACCAGCGGGATGATGGCTTCGGTTTGAGAGCCGGATTTGGCAGGAATTAGGTCAACGCTATCGCTCCAAGTAGCAGTTCCATCGGTCAGGCTGCTGTGGCGGATGTAGACCTTGCCGCCAACTTTTACGTCAAGATCGACTGTTTCATCCCAGCGCAGACGACCCGAGTTGTTGTTGATTGCCTCAAAAGTAAGGTTTTGAACATTACCTGGGACGGCAGTTTTACCGATCAGATCAAATTGAGCTGTTGCAATGTCGCTGACTTTGTTTAGGTAGTTGGCGGCAGTGACTTGGACGTAAAGCGTGCCCTTGCGGGTGTTTTTGATCTGTAGGGATGGTGAAGTTGTATTGGCTTGGCTCCAGTTGTCGTCATCAATGCGCCATTTCACTCGAAATTCGTTGACCCGTTGTTTAGGACTTGTCCAGCTCAAATCAAAACCAGAAAATACACTTTGTCCGTCTTGATAGAGATACTCAACGCCATCAACACTGCTTGGAGCATCAGGTTTGTCGGACAGGTTTGTAATATCCCGTTCGGTCAGCGTGATGTCCGATTCAATCGACGTGTAGATCGAACTGTTGTATTCCAGCGCGGTAACGCCGTAGATGCCGTCTTCCGCCTCGGCAACATTCAGCACGCGGTATTGCTGCGATTGCAGGTCAGTGGTCTGGATAAGCCAGATGCTGTTGGCATTTGGAGCTTCACTAAATGCGGTGCTAACTGTGATAACACGACCTGAAATACCACTGATGGTTTTGGTTTCTACCAATCCAGTGGGCATCAACACCGAAATAGTTGGTGATTCGGTCGTGTCAATAGACAGGCTGGTAGTGCTGTCAATGGTGATTGTGGTTGTGGTGGCGCTACTGATGCGACCGCTGCGACGTGATCCAGCCTTAAGTGGATCGGCAATGTCAATCACCATGCCGGGGCGCAGGATGATGCCGCTTGAAATATCAACCGAGAAGGTGACAGTTTCGGTCAGGTTTTGTTCGCTCAGCAGCGCCCATTTACCGGCGCGATGTGCTTGACCTTGGCTATAGCAGCCCAGTGCCTTGATGTCCTTGTTGATGATGCCGTATTTGGCTACAGCGGCTGCGTCTTCAACGTATTCGTACTCAACTTCGCCCAAGGTGTCGTAGGACTGCCAGGCAACAGTGGCAGTGGTATGGCGGGCTTTTTGCGAGGTGCCACTGTAAACAAATAAGCCATCAACAACGTTGCTTGGACCGAGTAGATAT